TCAAGCTGAGATTGATTCGTTGCAATCAGTTCTTGGTGTTAAAACTCCTGAGCAGATTGCTACAAAGCAAAAGATGCTTGAAGACCGCTTGGTAGCTTATGAAACTGCTGCAGCAGCGGATCCTGACTGGATCAATAAGTCCACTGGTGCTGGCCGTAAGCGTACTAAGAACAGCACTAAGGTTCGGATGGCTGCTCAAGCTGCAGAGCGTCTCCAACAGCTCCAACTGCTTCAAACCAAACTGCAACAGCTAGATAACGTTGAGCTTGATCGTACTGCAAAGCTAAGCGCTCTTGAAGCAAAAGTTGCTGAAAGTAAAACGGCGTTTACTGGATTCAGTACAGCTCTAAACGACGCTCGTATTCTTGTTGACAAGCTGGATGAGCTGAACGCTGAGCGTATTGGTTATCTACAGAATTACAACAACATTCTGTTTAAAGAGAATCGTATTAACGAGATCAATACGGACTACAGCTTGAACGATGCGTTTGGTTTGGCTTATGGAGAGCTCAAAGACATCCTGAACGCTGCTGAAGCTGCGGTAGCTAGCGACAACATCAATCCTGACTTTGCTCGGATGTTTGTTCAGCGTGTTGATGAGATTCACAACAAAGTCATCGACAACGGTGGTTTAGCTCCTGTTGTTCCTCGCGTCCCTGAGGGTGTTGAAGTGCCTCCTCAAGCTGTTGAAGAAGTCACTCAGGTGGCTCCTAAAACTCCTGCACCGGTCGTAAACGAAGTACCTGTTACTAAAACTGATGCTGGTGAAATTGTCGTTGACACTGACACCCTCGGTACTGAGCGTGTAATGAACGAAAGCAGGGCTGGTAGTTCTGCAGTCCGTAGTGGTGAGGAGGTCATTGAAGAGACCCGTCGTGACCTTGAAATTTATCAAGACCCCACTGACACGATTGAACAACTTGAGTGGTTTACTCGTGCAAAAGACAACGTAGCTAAAGAGTGGGATCGAGTCTTTAAAAAGACTGGTTCTGAAGAAGCTGCTAACAAAGCTGCTACTGCACTGCGTAACACCAACGCTGTTAAGTACACTTCAGACTTTGAAAACGCAGCAGCTCTTAAAGCTGTGTTTAATACCGCTGATCGCAGCTCCATCCTTCCTCAGCAGTATGCAAAGTCCATGAGGACTCTTGCTTCGTTCCTTGGAGGTAATAACCAGCTACGTCAAATCTCGTTCTTCTTGGAAGCTGCTGAGTTTGGTAAAGATGTTCAAAACAACTTGAACAAGATTCAAGTACCAGTAGCAGCGCTTGATGAAAACGCTGCTGCAGTTCTTGCCTCTAGCCGTGATCTTCGAAAGATCCTTAGAAACGAAGAGGTTCTAGGGATTGATCGCATCACTGCTCTTGATAACTTCCGCCTTAACTTTGAGACCTTTGTAGCCAACGCAAAAGCTCTTAACGAGCTGATGTACGGCGTTGGTAACGCTCTCCGGCAGTTTTCAAAAGGCGCTCGTCTTGATTTCTCTCGTACTGATCCAAAGGTTCTGTTTAGCCGTTTGAATCAGGAACTAGCAAGCTTTGGTAGCAACGATGATTTTGCTTCGTTGTTGGCTGATAAGAGCAAAGCAGCTAAAGCAGATCTTGAAGAAAAGTACGGAGAGTTGTTTAACAAACTTCGTAAAGGTGAAGATCTTACTGAAGAAGAACTTCAAGGTCTTGATAACTTTGTTGAAAAGGTCTACGAAGCTCAAGGTGACTTTGAAAAGCTTGATGCTCTTGAGGTAACTGCTGATGCAGTGCTTGCTCGACTGCAAGTTGGTTCTCCTCTTAGTAACCCAGCAACTGTGTTCTCGATTCCTATTCAAGGGATCCCTGAAACAGCTCTTGAACTTACTGGTCAAGCAATTGGAGGCACTATTACTGGTCGTACAGCTAAGTGGCTTGGTCAAACTGAGTTTGCTAAGGAAACCCTTGAAGAAGCCAGCTTGGCTGCGGACACACTGCTTCAAACCCGTCACGTCATTGGTGAAGCTTTAGAAGCCACCTATAACCGTTTTGTATACGGCAAAGCGATTACTGACCCAGCTCAAGTGGCTGATGCAGCTTATGAACTGCGTCGTGCTGGTGGCTTGAGACGTGAAGAAGCTATCTCTCAAGATCTAGCTCAAACTCGTATCAATCTTCCGTTCTTTAACTACGTTATGGAACGAGCAGAGGGTGATGACAAAATCTTTGACACCCTCAATAAAGCACGAGTATTCACCAAGGTGTTCCATGATTACTTCATGCCTGGTGAAGCTTGGGATAAGCGGAGCTGGTTTGGTAAATACATCATGGGTGCTACCACTACAGGTCTTCGTGGACTTGGCGTTGGTAAGCAGAGTTACTACCCAGGTGGTGAGAACGTAAACCTCACGTTGTTTAACCAGCTCTCAGCTGCTGCTGATGAGATGTCAACTTCACTCTTTGCTAACGCTCACGTTAGAGCTTTGGTAATTAAAGATGTTGATAACAAAATTGCTGAAGGCTTGATTGAACGAGCAGACCGTGCTTCGGCAATCTCAGAAGGTCTCAATAAAGAGATGTCGAATATGTATCAGCCAGTGCGAGCTGGTTTTGATCAAAACGTCATCGGTTACTCAATCAACGAAGAACGTATTCTTAACCTGACCAGAGCTGTAAACCTGACAGAAGAACTGTCTGGTCCTTTGGCTAACGTTGCTGATTCTGTAAACGCCCTTAGAAACAGCAAACACCCAGCTTTGGCAGCGTTTGGTCGTGATGTGTTCCCGTTCCTTACCTCGCCTTTAAACGGCATTAAACGGGCTGCCATGATCGCTTATGGCGGTGAAATGGTTCAAGCCTCTGTCGATGCAGTACGTCTTGGAGCTAAGAGCCTTCCTGATGAAATTACTAAATTCTTGCCGCCTAAGGTTCGTCAAGACATTGTTGATTTTGAAAGTAAGTACTTAAGCAGTGATCCTAAAGTTCGTATTCGAGCTCAAGGTGCTCTAGCTCTTTCTGCTGGTATCAACGCTCTTGCTTGGTTCCTTGTTCGAGATGGAAACCAAGACATCACTGCAGGTCTTGAAAACACTTACAGGGAAACTGAAGGGACACGGGATCCTTACACCTGGAAGATTGGTGGAATGATGCTTCCGTATCGATACCTGCCTGTTATTGGTAACACCATTGCGTTCCAAGCCAACATTCGAGATCTTCAAGAGTTTGCTCCAGGTCGAGACACCTCAGGTGCTTTTGCTTTGACCGTAGCAGCTCTTGCTAACACTGTCCTTGAAACACCCGCAATTGCTGGCTTTGACCGAATTGTAAAAGCTTTGACTACCGCAGGTACTGGTGATGTATCTCGGATGCAAAAAGTTATTGCTGATTCTGTAGCCAAGATTGGTGATCCTTATCTCAATCTTCGTAAAGTTGCTGTTCAAGGTATTGACCCTCGTAAACCTGCAAGCCCAATTACTAAGTTTGCTCGTAAAGGTTTCTATGAGCGAGGAAAGCTTGGTGAAAAGGGTATCAACATAGCTGACATTGGTAACACCATTTTTGACTCAGCATTTGGAAGCTTTGGTATTGCTGCTGAATACAGCCCCGTTGGTTATCTTGCTGACGCCCTAGCTAGCGCAGTTAATCAGGATCCTGAGTTTCGCTCTGATTCTCGTAAAGCCCTTTGGTACGGCAAACCAGGAGCCACAGTCAACGCTAACCACGCTGGTAAGTGGTATCCCATTCAAGCTGCTCTTGGTCGCTACTGGTTGTTCCCGGACAAACTAGAAGACGATCCTGTAGCTAAGGAAATGGTTTACAACTTAATTCCGCCTCCCAGAACTACTTTGTTTAACTCTGATGGTGTTGGTATTAACGCTTCAACTTTGAATCAATTTAATCATTTCCTTAACTCTGAAGTTGAGTTTTATGACTCCACTTTTGATAAAACCTATAAAGGTATTCACGGGTACTTAAAAGATCTTGTAACTAGCAAGAACTATACCCAATACCCCTCTATTGACTCTCCGTTCCGTATGGGTGGTAGTTTGCCTCCTGCTTACGGTCTTGTTCAAGATCCCAATTGGGACCGTGAACAGAATATGCGTCGAGTGATTCTTAAAGGAGAGGTTGATAGACTCATAAGTATTGCCAAGGAGCAATTCTTAATGGGCGATCTTCCTGATCAACGCTACAAAGCTCCCGCAGAAATGAAACAACTTGTTATTCAAAAACGCCTTGCAGGAGGCACCCGCTAATGGCTTTTGCATCTATTACTTACACCAGTGCATCTGGTACCACCTTTGCTCTGACGAATAATGATGGCAACGCCATTGAGTATCTTCGTCAGTCTGATATCTCTGTAACCGTCAACGGTACGCTTCAAACGCTTACCACTGACTACACCTTTAACGCTGCTGGAACAGCAATTGTTCTTAACAGTGCAGTGAGTGGAGCAACGGTTGTTCTAAGCCGCACCACCAGCATCACAGACGCCACGGTGAGTTTTACTGCTGGCTCTACGTTGACTGCTCAGGACCTCAACAACTCTGACAGGCAAAACCGGTTTGCTCTACAAGAGTTCTCAGACATCTACGACTCTCTGCTTACTGGTACTGGTGACCTTGGTGACCTCGGTGGCTTCATCGATGCTGGTGAAACCTGGGTCTCTGATGCAGCTCACGCAGCTACTACGGACGCCATTGACGCTCGTGTAGACAGCAAGATTGATTCTGCTTTGACGGGTGACGTTGCTGCTGGTAACGCAATCACAATCACCGACAACAGCCCTGCTAGCGGTCAAATCACGATTGCTGTTACTGACGGTGCTATCGACACTGCAGAGCTGGCTAACAACGCAGTAACCACTGCCAAGATCACTGACAGCAACGTTACTACTGCCAAGATCAACGACGCAGCAGTAACCACTGCAAAAATTGCTGACGCTAACGTCACGACGGCAAAGATCGCCAACGATGCAATTACCTCTGCCAAGATCGCAGACGGCACCATTATTGCTGGTGATATTGCTAATAACGCAATCACTACCGCAAAGATCCTTGATGCAAACGTAACGACTGCAAAGATCGCAGATTCAAACGTTACTACCGCCAAGATTAACGATGCAGCTGTAACTGAAGCCAAGATTGCTGGTAGTGCAGTTACTAGCGGCAAGATTGCTTCTGGTTCTATTGATTCCACTAAGCTGTCTGGTGCCACTGTCGTTACTAACGCTGAACACAGCGGTTCTACTCCTAACGACACCAGCTTCTTTACTACCTCTGCTTCTGACGCTCGTTACTTCCGTCAAGATAGCTCTGAGACAATCTCTAGCGGTGATACGTGGTCTGGTAGCGATAGCTTTATTGCTACTACTGCAGCCATCGACGCTCGCGTTATTGACCTTGTTGATGATGTTGGTGGCTTTGTGCCGATTGCCAATGAAACCAGCTTCCCAGCTACCAACCCAGACATCAACAATCCAGACGGTACTGGAACAATTATTAGTGTTGCTGAAATTGCAACAAGCCGCACTCCTTCTAGCGGTACTGTAACCATTGCTAACGGCTCTGGATCTAACACCGTAACCATTAACGGTTGCGGTACTACGGTCCTTGCAGCAGGCTTTGGTGTGTTGGTTGAGACTACCTCAACTCTTCATACCTATACGTTCCATCGTCTTGTTCCTAAAGCCACTGAAGTCACAACGGTTGCTGGAATCTCTTCCAACATCACCACAGTTGCTAACAACGTTTCTGATATCACTACGGTCGCTAATGACCTCAATGAAGCAACTAGTGAAATTGAAACTGTTGCAAACAGCATTTCTAACGTTGATGCTGTTGGTGGTTCAATCGCAAACGTCAACACTGTTGCAACTAACATTGCTTCAGTAAATAGTTTTGCAAACGTTTATCGTATTGATTCTGCTGATCCGACAACTAGCCTCGACGTAGGGGACTTAGTTTTCAATACTAGTAACAACAAGCTGAGGGTCTATAACGGCACCAGCTGGCAAGACGGTGTAACTGCTACTGGAGATCTCGTCAGCAAAACTGGCGATACCATGACGGGTGCTTTGGGGATTACCTCAGGCTCTGCTGGTTCTCCTTCGCTGTTTATCTCTGGCGACCCCAACACCGGCATCTACAGCCCTGGCGCAGACCAAGTAGCCATCTCGACTAATGGTACACAGCGGTTAAGTATTGGCAGTACAGGCAGCGTTAATATTACTTCTACACTTTATGTTGATACTCCCAATTTTCGTGTAGGGTTAGGGACGGCTTCTCCCAGCGAAAAACTAACTGTTGTTGGCAGTATTGATTTACCTAATGTCAATAGTTATATTAAAGGTGGCGGACATAACGTCTTGCAAGTTGATGCGACTAAAACTTATTTTTATGGTGGCACTAATGGCGTTCAATTTAGAACTGCTGACAATACATCAGACTTAATTAATATAACAAACGCAGGACTGGTAGGTCTGGGGACTAGTTCGCCTCAGACATTGCTTCATCTTTCAGGGTTAAACAGCGGCGTCGGATCCGCAAATACAATCCGCGTTACGGATACAGATACCGCAGTTGTAACAGATCAAATTTGCGGTCGCATTGAGTTTGAAACAGCAGATACAGGCAACCCTGGAATTAATTGCCAGATTGATGCACTTTACTCCGGGTCCGGTGGGGGATCTAAACTTCAGTTCCGCACTGGTTTTGCCGGTGCTTTGGTAGATGCGTTGCACATCAGCGACACAGGGCAAGTAGGGATTGGCACTACGAGCCCCCAACACGCTTTAGTTGTTGGTTCAGGTACAGATGATGCACTAAATGTTGATACACAATCGGCAGGCGGCGGCGTAGTACTGCGGTCATATGATGATGGCACAACTGACTACGAACCTTTTGGCATTGCTGCAGAGTACGTTAATTTCTACATAAGGACCGGCGTTAATTCTTCAGCCGAAAAAGCCCGCATCGACAGCTCGGGTCGCCTCTTAGTTGGCACGTCTAGTAATGCTTACTCTGGGACAAGCGCCAATCTTCAACTTGTTCATGCCGATGGTCCTGATTTAATCATCGCTAGAAATCAAACAACGCTTGCGGCAGGACAGACCCTAGGGCGGATAATGTTTTATGGAAACGATTCCGATGGAACATATGAACGATGTGCCGTAATTGAAGCAGCAGCAGATTTTGATCATGGAACAGGAGATAAACCGTCAAGATTAGTGTTCTCCACTACTGCGGATGGGGCGTCTTCTCCGACGGAGCGGATCAGGATTACGAATGGTGGCTTTATGAAAGTCAGCAATTCTGGCTCGTATCCTGACGGCACTGGTGACAACACTGGACATTATTTCAATCACAATAGAACACTTGAGCCAGTTCTTTTCATTAGAGCGGATAGTGGTAGTTACGGAGAGACGGGCGTAGGCGCCCTT